GGCAAGCAGTTTCACGAGCTCATTGATTTCACGTTCAGCGACTGGCGAACGATCGATATCTCGGAAGAAGGCCCTCACGTCGATTGGTTCACCTCGCTGAATGAGTACACCGACCCGATGGATATGGTCCTGGACAACAACAGCGGCCGGCCGCGAGTGGCTATCTATGAGGTCTACTACAAGGTAGTCGAGCCCCGCGACCTGATTGCCACCCAGGACGGCGCGGTGATGGAATTCCGCAAGGACAATCCGATCCACCTGGATATTCTCGCCTCCGGCTTTGGCATTCTGCATCGGAAGGTCCCGATTCATGTCTGCCGGGTGGCCTGGTTCGTCGGACCGCACCTGATATGGGACGGGCCCAGCCCCGAACCTCATAACCATTTCCCTTACGTACCCTTCTTCGGCTGCCGCGAGGATGGCAATAACTGCCCTGTCGGTCTCATCCGGCGCATGCGCGGCCCACAGGAAGAGTACAACCGGGCCGCGATGGAGATTCAGCGCATCCTCCGCTCTCGCCGTATCGAGAAGGACCACGACGCCCTGCAGGGCATGACCGACGCCCAGGCAATATTCGAGATCAATCGCACGGACGGCGTGATCAACAAGAAGCATGGCCGGCAGTTCGAGGTTATCCGGGAGTGGGAGAAAATCGCGGTACTGGAGGGCATATGCAAAAGGGCAAGAGAAGAGATAAGCGCCGCTTCCGGTATCTACGCGACTTTCCAAGGTCAGACCGAGGCAGACCAGAGTGGAATTGCTGTCGAGTCTATCGCAGAACTCGGTGCCCAATCGCTCGGCAAGATCAATGCGAACTACCAACATGCCCGCAGGTGTGTGGGCGATCTTGCGTTTGCCCATGTCGTGACGGATATCGGCGAGCGCCGGGTGATGGTGAGCATTCCCCAGGAGATTGGCCAGCAGAAGAAGCAGGTAACCCTGAACGATGGCCTGAATAATCGCGTCTCTCTTCTCCGTGCCCAAGTGGCAATGCAGGATATTCATACCTCTGCCGGGTACAAGCAGCACACCCACATGCGGCTTACCGCCATCATCGACAAGATCCCCGACGATTTCAAGGGAGTCCTTCTGCCGTTCTGGCTCGAATCATCCGAGATGCCGAAAAAAGAGCAGGCTATCAAGCTGATCAACAAAAAACTCGGCTACGAAGAGGATGAGGGTAAGCGCGAGCAGCAGGAAGCGGCCCAGGCCGAAGAGGCTGCCCAGATGAAGCAATTAGAGATCCAGAAGTTTGTCGCAGAGGTCGAAGACCTGCAGGCAGGGGCCAAGCAGAAGAACGCCCAGGCGGCCAACGCCACGGCCGAAGCGCTCAAGAAGCGTATTGAGACAGCCCAACTCATTCGAAATTTCAAGCTGATGGAACAGGGGATAACGCCTTTCCCTGGTTCGTCAGCAGGAAGCACCCCGGCCGCCGGCGGCATCGCCCTTAATGGGCCCCGCCCCGGCCGGAACAATGGAGGGCCTCAGCCTGATCAGCGTAAGGCCCTCCCTCCTGGTGCATCAGGAGCAGCAACACCTACCCCGGCGGGCAATGCACCGGCCCCGTCTCTCCCCGGCAGGGGGATGCAATCTCTGCCTCGTGAGGCGTCAACACCGTAAAAACGCAAGAAAGGAGAGTTTCAAATGGCAGTAGATATCAGTTCAGCAAAGATCAACAAGATGAGTCTCGAACAGATGCGGGAACTCGAAGACCAGCTTGTGGCCGAAGAGGCAGGGGCTGCGGTCGCGCAAACGCCGACCCCCCAAGAGCCAGCGGCACCACAAGCGTCAACGACGCCACCGGCCGAACCGGGAACCACCCCGGCAGAGCAGGCGGCACCGGCTGCCGCCGCACCTGGAGAACAGCCAGTAGCCGCCGCACCTGCGGCCAAGGACGAGGACCTGACGAAGCATATCGCGCCGCCGAGTAAGTGGGCGGCTGAACGTCACGCGAAAAAAGAGCTTCAACGGCAACTCGAAGAGACCCAGGCGAAAGCGGCCAAGGCCGATGTACTGGAAAGCACGGTGAACCAGCTCAAAGATGAGCTGACCGCCATCAAGACCGCCATCCAGGACAAGGGGATTAAGCTCCCCGGCAGCGTCAAAGATCCGGCTGCGGCATTCACTCCCGAGAAGATGGAGGAGATCCGGACGGAATTCGGTGACGAGCTGGCAGACATGATCGAGATTTTGAAGGCGCAAGCGATCAAGCCAGCGGCACCGGCCACTACCGGGCAACCGGAAACTGCCGTTAAACCACCAGCGCAAACCAGAACTGAAGAAGTTGATCCTGAATTACTGAAAGCCATCGAAGCGAATGATGAGCTTTCCTACTGGCAGGAGAACAGCCCGGCCCTTTGGTCGCGGGCTGTCGCGAAGGACGGCGAGATGCTTACCGATCCAGCATACGCGAAACTCCCCTATGCAGACCGGTTCGCCAAGGTGGTTGAATCGGTGAAAAACGATATTATGCAGGGCGCAACCAAGCCTGGAGCGCAGGCCGGGAATGCACCCCCGGCTCCCTCACTCTCAGGTGCAGGTGGTGTTCCAATACCGTCCAACGGAAACGACCCACTGTCGCAGATGGAAGCGATTACGGACCCGGCAAAGCAGATGGCATTCTATAACAGCCAGCCGCAGAAGGTCCGCGACGAAATCGACAAGGCATTGGGAATCTAAATAGAGGATATTATGCCCGATTCAAAACAGTATTTAGCTGACCGTATCATTTTCTCGGAGTGCCACAAGCAGCACTCCCTCCCCAACCTGCTGACCGCCAGTGCGCCGACGATGATCGACGCCCGGGATGGCAAGGTTCAAACTCCCCCGACTGCTCCGGTGGTACAGATCAACGACCTGTCAAAGTCTCACGGCAACCTGGTCTCAGTCACCATCATCCACAAACTGTCGGGCAAGCCCTCCATGGGCATCGAAAAGCGCGATGGCTATGAGGAGGATGTGAGCTCTGCCCGGTTCGAGATGAGGATCGACCAGTGCCACAAGGCTGTTCGTGTTCCGCTGATGATGGAGCAGCAGAAGGTTGGCTACAACCTCAAGAAACTCGGCCGGCCGCTCCTGACCGAGTACCACGGCGATCTGACCGACGAGGTAGCAGTCAACCTGCTCGCCGGCGCCCGCGGCACCTATGTCTCTTCCGACCGGATCCTGCCCCTTGCGACCGATGCGGATTACGCGAAGATCATGGTCAACCCGGTAACGGCCCCGACCTTCGACCGCAAGTTCTACTGTGGTTCTGCATCGTCCATCTCCGGCACCGATGGCTTGACCGCCATCACCGCCAACGATACTTTCGGACCGGATGACACCCGGAAGTTCAAAGAGGCCATCGAGTTGATGCCGCACCCGCTGCAGCCGGTAAGCCTTGGTGCTTCCGACACTCAGCCGGGCACCGATCCGATGTACCTCGCCTTCATCACGCCCAAGATGTGGTCCAACTTTGAGAGCGCCGCGACCGATTTCCAACTGCAGGTCGCCAATGCCCTGAAACGGACCAACGGGTTCAACCACCCGCTGTTCAAGGGTGAGATGTTTATGAAGGATAACATCCTGTTCAAGCGCTACAACAAGCCCATCGGCTGGCAGGCCGGAGAGTCCGTCAAGGTTTGTGCCAATGATGACGCGGCCACCGAGAACAACCAGACCGTTCCTGCCGGTGTGACTGTCGAGCGCGGTATTATCCTCGGCGGCCAGGCCCTGGCTATGGCTTACGGCTCGGTCCTGCCCGGCGGCTTCGGGAACTTCCTCATGGACGGCGAGCTCTATAACCAGAAAGCCTGGTGGCGTCAGTGGATGGACTGGATCATGGGATTGGCCAAGATCCGCTTCGCCGATTCTGCCGGCCGGATCAACGACTATGGCGTCTGCGCGTTCGACGCGGCCGTGGTCTAAATAGTTCGACAAATAGGGGGTAGCATTTCTCTGCCCCCTTGTAACTGATTAAAACTTTTGGAGGTTTTCATGCCTACTATCGAAGCAGCATGCTACAAAGACCTGGCTCATCAGTCACATTGTGGCAACGTAAACTATGAGAAACTGGAGTACACCTTCACCGGTGCCGAAGCCGATGGAACCGTGGTGAAACTTCGCAAGAAGAGTGAGTACAACACCTACTGGCGCATGCGGATTATCGCGGACGCCGCTTTCAATGCTGGATCGGATATCGACCTTGGTTATATCAGCCGGGAAGATGGCGGGACGGATGATCCTGATAAGTTCGGTGCGGCTCATGACATCGTGGCTTCCCAGGATATCGAGGCGCTCGCTCTGCCCTTGGAAGTTGCCGAAAAACATGACCTGGTAATGGTCATAAACGACAACAACATAGCGAACGCCGGGAAAAAGGTGACGATCTTGGTTGAGTCGGTTGCTACTTCCGGCTGATTCTGGCCGGTAATTCAAACAGCGCACGGCTCTTCGTGGCCGTGCGCTTCGAGGATAATCGTATGAACCTTGAAATAGAGGTTTTGAAGTTGAAACAGCAGGAGATCCGTCTCGGTTGTTTCGAAGCGGCACTGAGGACAGCATCCATAAACTGCGGATGTTCTACAACCATGTCCGCCGACACCGTCACTCCCAAGGCACAGTTCGAAGAAATCATGAAGAACGCCAAGGAACTTTTCGGTTGGGTAAAGGGAGAGTAAAGCATGAACGCTGAGGAGTTGTGCCAAGAGGTCATAGATATAGTCGATGATCCTAGCTACGAGGATCCTGCAGATATCTTGAAAAGGATTAACCGTTCTCAGCGGAGAATAGCAGACCTTCTTCTCCTTCCCGATCTGAAAGACGGATTCGATACCGTCACAACCGGTGCCGGGATAGAAGTAAACCTCCCGGACACTTTTCATAAAAACCTTTTCCATGCACGTGTTGCTGGAAAAGACATAGAGATTTTCAAGGATGTCGTATCAATGTCCATGGCGCGCGAAGGATTGAGCACAGACTCTGGAGATGTTGCAGCCGTGGCCATCAAAAAAGGGATACTGATTTATCAAAAGATTCCGGCTGCAGCTACTGACATTGAGCTGTATTTCTATCGTCTTCCGGTCGATATGGTTTTCTTGCCAGAGGTAACCAATCCAGACGGTGCTTATGGAAATGATGATTTCGATTGGGCAATAATCCATGACGCCTGCGTTAAAATTTTCAACAGGATCGAAGATCGCATGGAGGGGCCAAAGGCCAACACCATTGCACATGATGAGATGCTGAAGGAAAAAATTGCCATCCTAGATGTGTACTGCAAGGAGCATGGTGAGGTGTACCCGAAAAGGCCGTCATCGAATCTCGGTTGGCTGGGGGCACGGTAAAGATGAGCGATCCTATCGACATCATAGACGTTTGCCTAGGCCTCAACACCGCCGTTGATCCGGCGGAAATGGGGAAACATGACCTTGCGTATGCGGTCAATGCTGTTATCACCGAAGGCAAGAGGATCGCCAGGGCTGATGGTTATGGACTGGTCAGGGCTCTGACTGACGGCCATAGCATTTTTCGTGATGACGGTATTTGCCTGGTTGCTCAAGGCACATCGCTTCACCAGGTTGCACCTGACAACACCTTGTCAGGAATACGGTCTGGCATGACCGGTGACCGCATCTGCTACCAGCAATACGGCAACGAGACCTATTACGTCAATGGCGCTGACAAGGGAATAGTAAGGGATGCCCTGTCGTATGTCTGGAATGTCGGCACCTACAACGGGCCTACAACTACACGTTTTTTCGAGCCTACCATCCCAAACTTCGAGAAGATTGCCATTCATGCCGGCCGGATGTTCGGAGCTATCGGCAATTCGCTGTTCGAGTCCGAGTTGGGTGACTTCGGGCTATGGGATTGCAGTAAGGCTTTCTCTCTTGCCGGCAGAATTATCATGGTTCTGTCGGTAGACGGCGGGCTCTTCGTCAGCGACGAGAAGACTACTTGGTTCCTCGCCGGCAGTTGCCTGGATGATATGGCACCGAAGCAGGTAGCCAATTATCCGGCCATCGAATGGGGCGTGGCCACAGAGAAGGTTGAAGCGCTAGAGATTGGACTTTCCTCCCCTGGATTGTGCTCCTTGTGGTTGAGCCGTGAAGGGATAGGACTCGGGGCGCCTGGCGGAATCTTTATCAATATCACGAAAGATCGGGTGGCATATCCATCGTCGGGAAGTCGCGGGGCCGCGCTACTGCGGGGGTATGATCTGATTGCCACTCTTGACGATTCGTTCTGCACTCAAACGGCTCTAACCGTCGGAGAGCTGCGCGGCAAAGCAACCACCAACCGTAGCCATTTCCCGTTCAACAGCTTCTGTCGAAGAGGCGATGAGTTCCTGGCCTGCAGCGATTCGGGAATCTACCTTCTCGGCGGTGACGATTACAACGGCGTCGACATCGATATGGATATCGAGACGCTGACGACGGATTTCGGCTACAAGGGGGTGAAGAGCATGCGGCGGTTCTACCTTGGCACCAATTCACAAGGATCGTTTGCCGTGACCCCGTATGCGGATGATGTCGCCGGCATGCAGATCTTTACAGAGAATTCAAAGACCGGCCGCCAGACTATACGAAAATCTTTTGCCAGTCGTCTTTCCAGTGGCGCAAAGCATGATGGGCGCTACTGGAAGTTCAAGATTCAGAACGTCGACGGGGCAGATTGCACTATTAACCAGTTCTCAGTTCTACCAATCAATCAAGCCCTCGGCAGGGGCTAACAGGAGGATGTTATGCCGCTTAAATTTTCGACAGGATGTAGAAATGACATGATGAAGCCGGGCGGCGAATCGTTCGGCGATATGTACAACGATTGCGTAGTTGGGCTGTTTGGAGGCGGGGCGCAGCCTGCAGACGCAGATGCAGACGAATCGGGATTTACGCTTTTAGGGCTTGTGACGCAAAACTCAGGGGCTTTTACACCTGGTCAACCAGATAATGGTTTGAGTTGGGTGTTGGACAGCGATGGTAAGGTTGTGAAAAACCCTGCTGAGATATGGTCCTGCGTGATATTGGCAGATGGCTTGGTGCAGTTCGCCAGGGTTTACGACAACGCCAAAATCACCGGGGCAAGTGCTGTGGCTAGAAGGTTTGATGGGACGGTCGCAGCGTCTGGAGCCACATTTATCATGCCGAACCCCAATGTGCTGACTGGCGAGACCAGGACCATAGACGTCGGATCTGTGCAGTTCCCGGCGTAAAGGGACCGGATAACCTGATATGTCAATCGTTGTTTTTGAAAGCGATGGATCAACTGCCGCCAAGGCAATGATCTCCGCGTCAAGCATTTACTCGTCTTCATATACTGCAGCGAAGGCGTTTAATGGTGTATCGTCGAGCGGCAGTATTGATTGCTGGATATCGTCTATAGGTAATGGACCTGACGGATCTGATAGGTGCTGGCTGAAGTGGAATTTTGGCACAAGCAAGCAGATAACAGGAATCCAGTTCAACAGACGTGGCGATGCTGGAGCTGAAAACTTTCCGAAAGATATCAAAGTTTATGCTTCTGCAACCGGAGTTTTTGCCGGTGAAGAAGTTTACATCGGAGCATATCAGGTTAACGATGCTGCATTCAATACATGGTCAGATTGGATAGATTTCTCAACTTCCGAGTATGCGCCATATCTCCTGGTCATCATCAATACGATGTGGACCAGCGGAACATCGATCAATTGGGTTGCTGTTCAAGAGATACGATTTAGAGAGGAAGTTGCAAGTATCGCTATCGATGCTGTCATACCAGGATTCGAGGCGAGCCTAGAGTTTGGCCTTGAATCAGTAGCTGTCCTGCCAGTTTTTGAGTCAAGTATCCACATAACAAGTTTCATTTCTCTCGATGCAACCATTCCATCATTTACGGGTAACGTCGATTTTGGTGGGCTCGTAGATGGATCATTACCATCGTTCAACGGCTATTCTGCATTTGGTGCCGCAGTTTCCGGAGAACTTCCTTCTTTTGTCGCAGATGCAGGATTTGGCACAACTTTAGACGCAGACATCCCCGCATTCAATGCAGTTATAAGGTCTTATGATATTATAGCCACGGCAGTTATGCCGTCTTTTGTCGGTTATGGATACATTCGTGATTCAACAAATCGGATAACTGCAGAACTCCCAAAGTTTACCGCAGGGTTTGAAGCCGGCGCGATAATTGATGCTCAACTTCCGGCATTTTCTGTAACCGGCAGCATACGAACTTCATCGAAGTTCGACATGCTCGCCACTCTTCCTAAATTCAAAGTTTCTGCAGAGATCGGCGGCGAGCAGTTCTTCTCAATGGTGGCCACACTTCCGGCATTCTCGGCTGAATTCTCCGGCAATGCCGGATATAGCTTCTCTTTTTCAGGGAGGTTGCCAAGATTTAGAGGGTCGTTTGCCGAAGCGGAAGATGAGGTTGATCAAGGAATTTCGATGGTTGCAGAAATTCCCTCTTTCGTTTGCAGGTTCAAGGATGACAGTTCTCCAGTTTTGCCCAGCGCTCTCCGGTATATCCGTAACCAGGTGCATTAATGGCAACGAAACTGATCGGATTCCGGAAGGTGCCTCGGAGGTTGGACATCACCGGGAATATTCATGCCGGTGAGATGTTGCTTGGTAGGGCAAGTTCCATGCTCATCTCCGTTGAGAAAAAAATCGACCGGGCTCAAAAGATGGGGCTCGACAAGTTCAAGCAGGAGCACCAGACAAGGAGAATGTCAGATGGCTCTGTAATTGAAGTGTGGTCGTCGTTCGGTGAGTCGCACGTTCATATTCACGTTCCACACAGGGGCGGAGCACCCAGGAGGAAGGACCTGGAATGCTACTGCAACTGTCATCTCGCAATCGGGCAGATCGTCGGGCCGAAGAGGCGAGGTTGCTACGACTATTTTGATCCCACGTGGACGTATGACGTTGAGGTGTGCAATCTTGAAGGCACGTATCGGTATGTCCTGCTCTCCGGGGTTCTGCCCATGCTGATGAGGCCGTATAGGGTAGGGCAACTCGTCCTCGTGGTCTTTGAGCCTGATCCGCTTACGGGGGATTATACGGTCCCCAGCCGTGAGGCGTGTTCAATGATCAGCTGTAGGATATCCCACTTGGCGCACTCCGAATCGAAGTTCAAGGAGGTGCAGCGGTGACCGATATCAAAAGCACCTGCTATCCTCCAAGGGTTTCTTTCAACTTCTTCAACGCCTGCGTTTTCCGAGCGCTTGTTCTTTCAATAGCTGAAGGACATCTGACTGCGACAGTGCAATGGTCAGGGCCAGTTTATCCTGAACTCGCGGCGGCAACGAATTCGGTTGAAATCGATTCGGCGTGTGTCGGATGTCTTCTCCCCGATGGGGTTGAGCCTCCATCTATGTGGTTGTGCGTCGGAGATAGAGTATTGGTCCTTGATTCGATGATCACTGATGATCCGAACAGGTGGTTGATTATCGGGCTTGACCGCCAGTATCATTCTTCTCCTGTACCTGCAGCTTGCTTCATGCTTACTGGACTGCCAATATCAGGGGCCACATATGGGGAGCCATGGTTTACCGAGGAGCCTGAGATCATTGATGGTGTACCAACTGGATATACCAAGTGCGTCCCAGTGAGTCCAGATATCAATGGAAATCCTCGCGGTACTGTGACGAATACCGGGACGGTTATTCCTGTTGTGGTTGGGAATCAGGTAACGTCGATTAAAGAGTATATGCTACCGAACTTTTCTGAACTCGCTTCTGTCATGCAAACCAGTTGGCCTATCAGGATTATCAGAGGGTACGCTTATAGATTCTTTTTCCCCATAGAATTTGCGTCAAGCAGAAATGTAAACGACCTATCTGTAACGCTCACCGTTCCTGTTTATGCGTACATGATATGTCCGAGATCATTAGAGCTGAAAACGCCAATAATTAAAACAGTTGTTTCCTCGTTCACTATTGCCGGTTATTACGACATGCTCGCACTTAGATGGGATGAGACGGCTGGGTTCTATGGCGTAGCATTATGTGGTGATTGGGGAGGATACTATCTTGATAATAACAATGATTTACATCTTCAGTTCGTAAAGAAACGCATAAAGTATTCCCCGGTGTGGCTTGAAAACGGCGCCTTGAGTGAGGTAATTACCACTTACCAGGATATTTCCGCATCTACAACAGCAACAACAGAGCGAAGCAGAACACAGACATATATTGAAACCGGCAAACCGGAAGAGCCTGAACATGATGTTGATTATTACGTAGACATTGCAGTTACTTCAACAAGTTCAGAGGCTAATTCATTTGGTAATGTAGAGACAATACGGGATTATCCTGAATTTAATATTAGTATGACTTGTCAATACTCAACATCTGAAGAGTATGAACAAAACTATACATCGACATGGAGATATGATGAAAGCGGGTTTGTTGAAGAACTAGAAAGAGTGCTGTCAAATACGAAAACTTTCAGTGGAATCGCGATCGCAGAATACTTCCTATCAGGTAATAAAATAGGAGAGTGGTCAACACAAGCGACTGCGGAAAGAAATTATTCAGAAACATATACATATCCAGGTGTTCCAGAAGTAACTTCATATGATAATTTTCGAGAATATACATCTAAAGGATGCTTTATAGTATGGTCATGCCCTAAAGCTATTATTATCTTATCGTGGAATGCAGGAATTATATCAGCTAACGTAGATGAAAGTTCTGAATCAGAAAGCGTTGCTGTCTCGATAACCGTTAACTTTGTGCTAAATCTGTTTGATATCGACGGAAATTCAACCATTCTTGAGCAGTGGTCTTTCTCTCCTGGAAATCAATATATTATAGAGTTTAATGTAGGAATAACTGATAATAGCAATATGGGTGCTGCTGACTCATTTCCTGATTTTCCTTCAGTTCCTCCTCCGTCATTTGCTTCTGCTGAACTTGATTGGTCTGATACAGCTACAAAATCTTACACTCAAGTTGGTGTGCCATATGAGTTCCCTAAATGGGGCAGGGTTTTTTCGCTTTACGTTACCCATTTCACTGATGCATTGAGCCTGGAAATCAGCAGGCACCTCGGAGACAAGTTCAGTCTTGCGCCAAATTTCTCGGTTTTTTTTGGAGGACGAGTTGACAGAATAACCGGGTTGCCGATGGTCGAGATGCTTGATTTAAGTGTAGGCGGCACGGCTCAGCTTGTCGGACAGGTGTTGCTCGCGCCGGATCAGAAGCAGTTACGAGTACGATATAATTTCGACGGTGTTACAAAAACGCGATTGTTCCATAATGGTGCAGAAGTTGATTATGAATCATTGAGAGGTGCGTAATGGCTGGTGACGGCACATTTGTTGATGTAGACGAAGGAAATGTTGATGAGATGGCTGCAGGTTATGCCGGTGGCCGTAATGTTCTGATCGAGAAGTATGACCAGACATTTACCCTGGTCGAGGATATGAAAACCCAGGTGAATACTTATCTGGGAGAATTGAATGATACCCTGACTTCAATTTCAATGCCTGCAGGCTGGAAGGACATTATCGGCGATGTGGTTATTGATGAGGTCGCAGGTATCAGCTTCAACGGGATTTCTCCTCCTGGAGCATTAACTCTTCCAGGATTCGAAGATGTGGTTTTTCCACTTGCCCCGGTTTTGAAAACATCACCGGCAATCTCCCTTGATTATACGACTCCAGTCAAGCCAGCAGATGTCAATCCTGCCCTTGGATATTCCGAGACGCCGTATACATCTGAGATGTGGCTCGACTTGTTCACGAAGGTGCATGACGGACTGCTGGTAGGCGGGTCCGGGTTAGGTGCGGCAATAGAGGCCGGAATGTGGGATAGGGGGCGTGAGCGGCAACGGGTTGAAAACGAAAGCGCCTTTCTCACCGCAACCAGGGAACTTGGATCCAGGGCAATCCCATTCCCTCAACTTGCGATGCGATCGATTGAGCAGCGGATGGCGGCAGAGGTCCTGCGCCAGAACACGGTGCTAAACTCCGAGATTGCCACAAAGCAGGCTGAGTTGGCACAGACCAATACCAACTTCCTGCTCGACAAGGCAATCCAGCTTGAGCAGATACTTAGAGAATTCAACCAGAACTCAGGCAGGTTGTCTCTTGAGGCGAAAAAGGCGGCGGCCCAACTGATTCTCGACAATTATGCCGAGAAAAACAAGGCGTATGTCGCTCAGTGGCAGGGGATCGAAGCGGAGCTGAAGGCGAAGGTAGGCATCATGGAGGCATACGCCGCCGATAACAAGGTGGTTGTCGATTCCTTCAGGGCGCAGACGGACGGGGCCATCGCTCAGACCGAGCAGATCGCCAAGGAGCGGTCGAGCCTGGTCGAAGCCCATAAGGTCGATGGGGATGTCTACGCCTCGAAGATCAGGGCGCAGGCTGATCTGTTCAACGCTTTGACCGAGAACCAGAAAGCGAAACTCGAAAAGTCGAGGCTTGAACTCGAGAAGGCTGTGCAGGAAGTCAAGGCTCTGCTCGACAGCACGGTATCGATCAATGCTCTCCGTGAAAAGATTCTCGATGCCATCAGCAATATCGCCGCCCAGGTCCTGGCAAGCGCTCTGAACGCGGTCAATACTTCTATCGGTCACAGCACTTCCGCAACCGAGACCAGAGGGGAGCATTGGCAACATTCCGACAGTATTGGGGAGACCCACGCCCATAACCATGACGTATAACTATTTATACAATTAATGGATTGCCAATTTATCTTAGTAATGGCAGAGTCCGAGATATTAATAAAAAGATATTACGAACAAAAACGAGGAGGTCTCCTTCATGGTTGCCAGTGAAAATTTTACCGACGCATTCATGCGAGCAAGAAAAGAAAAGCCTGGTTTTACTGAAGGTGGACAGCTATCTCAAGGACTACCACCATCGGCATCTCTCGGCTATCAGGCAGGAAATATCGTCAATCAGGCGAGCTCGGCAGTTGCGGGGTTGAAAGATATTGTCCCGCAATCTACAGGGCCACGGTTCAATGTCAACGCATCGTCAGTATCAAAAATAGATCCGAATCTTTCTGGTGGCGCATTTACCCCGGAGAACAGCCCTTCTTCTGCTGGTGGTGCCAGCGAGCCGATACTCGGACAAGAAGCAATGGACAGAAGGAGGCGGTCTTCTCCTGAACATTTGAGAGTCATGGGGATAAAGCAGGGATTGAAAGATGTTGCCCAGCCTGCAGGACAACTGGCGCCACAAGTCGGTGCTGTCCAGGATGCCACCGGAAATTCTTTGGCCGACTTCGTTAATACTGCAAACGATCCGGTGACCGCCAATAGAACTCCAGTTGGAGAACGCGAGGCAGTTGGGGCCTTGATGGGGCCGAACTATGAGCGAAAGGTTGGAGGTTCCGGGGTTGACATCGCACCGGTTCCTATCCCGGCAGCGAGAGCCACGGCTACCAATCCTCATGGCGCGGTGACGAACATCTCGCCGACGACAACAACGCCTCCTATTCAACGTCCTAAGCCGCCTGATGGTTCGATGTTGGCACAGCACACACCAGAACATCAGCCGTTTGTGTCGCCAAAGCAAAATCCAGGAGCTGTTCAGCCTGTTGTTGCACCTGCTTCTCAACCACAACAGACCGCCATGCCAGGGGCAGCTGTGCCGCTATCAATGGCCAATCCTGCGAACGATCCATCCCTTTACAATACGAACCGCACCACAGGGCCAATCATGTTGACCAATATCGGCCCGGGGAATGCTGGCGGCAAAGCCTTGGGTGACGTAGCTGCATTCAAAACAGCGAATGCTCTTGAGGGCAGTAGGCCCCCATCCGGACCAGCAACTGAGATTCCTGCTGGCAGTCTTCGCCAGGTTGGAAATCTCGATGTGCAGTTTGCCCCAGGCACAGACCGATCTGCGATAAATCGATTCATGGAAAATCCTGTTCGACCTACAGCGCAGATAAACCGTTACGACGCGCAGGTACAGCAATCAGGACTGTCTCAAGGGCAGCTTGCCTCAATGAATGCAGATAGAATTCTCGGCAAGAAAACCAAAGGATCTTCTCCAACCGATGGTCTTCTCACGAAAGAAAATGCGCCAGGCATGGGATGGAAACAAAGGTCGAGCCTAAACGAAAGAATAATTGCAAACCAAGGATCTTTGGAGGAAAGGACTATCGCCGAAGGAGGAGCTAATACCAGGAATCAAGGGCAGCTCGGCGTAGAACGGGAGAAACTCGGGTTACAATCTGTCGTGGAAGCCAATCGCGCCAAAGAGATGAATCGGAAAAACACTATCGATGAAAATCTCTCGACAGCGCAGATCGGTAATTACAAGGCAAGCTCATCGTTGAATGAAGGCAGACTTGCGCAGGTTGACACGATCAATAAACTGCAGCAGGAATACCTCTCTCCTGATACCGATTCGAAAAGGAAAAGCGCTATTGCCACAGAATTGAGAACACTAGCGAACAAGGATGAGAAGAAAGACAAAGGCGATGTCCCGACATATGTAAAGCCAGAGTTCGACAAAAAAGGCGTCCAACGCCCAGGAACAGGGAGATTCGTGTACCCTCCTGGCTATATTGATAGTCTTTTCGGTAACGATTTCAATAGTGACAACGCTTCACCAGAACAGATGTCTGTACTTCTCGACCTTGCCAAAAACGATCCCGAGCAATACAAGGCTTTAAAGAATAAATTCAACTAATTGGGATATACTCAATGGGCAACATCTTTGATGATGTAGATTCTCGGATATCCTCTTCTATCGACGCTTCCGATCCGGTCCCGCCACCTGTTCAAAACGCGACAGCCGGCAAAAGTCTCAGTGTGTTTGATCAGGTAGAATCTATCGCGAACACCCCTAAGCCGCAGGAGCCGCGGTCAGCACTTGGAGAACTCGGCACCGCATGGAAGCGTGGCACCTTGGGTGTCCTTCCGGAGATGGCCGGTCAGGCGCTTCAGTGGGGAACGGAATCACCCGTTACCGAAAACATCATCGGCAAGGAAAAGGCCCAGGGCCTGGCGCATTACGGAAAAAGTCTGGCGGAAAACCGTAAAGCATACCTTGAGCGTCCGGAGAACCAGCTTCACCCGGAAGACCATAGTGCCGTCACCAATACCCTCGCTCAAGGCGCAGAGATGATTCCGTCATCGATTGTCCCTGCACTGGCCGTGGGTGCCGGTGTTGCCCTCCTGCCGGAAGCGTTGACTGCCGGCGGCATAGGCCTTGGACTTACCGCCCTTGGTGGAGCCGTTCCTATGGGCATGGCCCAGGCGCAGCAGACGAAAGAAGCGGTCATGGAAGCAGGCGGCACCGAGGAGGCAGCCGAAACTGCCGGCTGGAAGTCTGGCGCAATCGAGACTGCCGGTGAAACTCTCGGCACCTATATTGGCGGAAAGTTTCTCGGTTTCGGTAAAGATCTGCTCGGCATTGGTGCGGGAAAAACCATCTCGAGTGTCATTGGCCAAGCCACCAACAAAGAAATCCTTCGGCCGTTTGCCAAGGCATTGGTCAAGACAGCTATAGGCGAAACATTAACGGAGATGGGCCAGAACTACGGCCAAGCCACAGTCGAAAAGAACGCTGGCGTCAACACCGATCCAATTGAACAGGCCAAGGCGTCAATCCTACCGACGCTCGGCATGACCGCCTGGCTCGCGCCGTTTGGCCTGCATGCCTCTTATCGCCGGTCACAGCATGCCGAAGCGGTTGACAACGCCCTGAACGACCCGAAAGCCACCGAACCGGAAACCAGGGCGGAAATAGTCAACGCACTTTATGAGTCGGCCAAGGAGAACAAGGTCCCTGACGCTGATCAGTGGCGCGTTGCAGCTCTTGAAGACGTTGCCGCCGGAAGGCCTATCCGCCGATCAGCAAGCACAGACCCTCTTGAAAACGAGGTCAATGCCCTTCTCGGTGAATCACTCAACAGCGAGAATACCGACTCTCCCGACTCTCAAGCCGCCGTCGAACTGGCCGGGATACTCACCGGTTCACCTGTCGAATCAGAAGATGACCGAGCACAGCGGGTCAATGCTGCACTCGAATTCTTCAATGATCCGCAACTTCCCCAGGACGCCAAAGACCGGTTCGTGAAGGAAGGGGTGTTTGATCATCTCGGTATTCCGGTTCCCGGCCAAGAGCCTGGCTATGGTCCGGACCAGCAGCAGGGCTACTCCCCCATCCTTCCGGAAGGGGCCAGGGACCAGATAGACGCCGATGTCCTCAATCAGCAATTCCCGGAAGAGACTCGCGACCTGATGTGGGACCTGACGGGCCAGGCAGAAGACGAACAGGGCATGGCCGACACCAGGACCAGAAAGCAGCGATTCGAGAATCTAAAGCAGGGTTTGGCTGACCGAGAGCTTTCCATGGAAGAGTTGGAAGCGAACCGTACAGGCCGACCGCCGACCGCCGAAGAATCCGCTCAGGCGTTCATGAACCAGGAACAGACGCCGGCCATGGTCGATGTGGAGGGGAGACAGGCGCGCCTTGATGATGCCGCAGCGGCTTTTGCAAATCAACCAGAAGGAGAGACAGATGGGCAGATCAATAAGTATCCAGGATATAGAGAGATTGGCTCTCTACCACAAGGAACAGACGGGGCGGGAAGCGGCTCACTTGTATCTGACGGGAAAACAGATGGAGGATCTGTTCAGCAAGGGGATATTCGTACCACAGGGTTGGAAGGCGGCACCGGGGAACAGAGCGTCCAGGCGGCGCCTAAGAACACGGTAGACAATCCTTCCTCCATCGTCCACGGCAAGGATATCAACCTCGCGCCGACCGAAGCCCAAAAGGAAGCTGAGAACTACAAGACCGCCAAGGCTTCAATCGACGGGCTGAGTCTTTCCATCGAAAACCCGGCCGGCTCGGTGCGCTCCGGCAAGGACGCTTCAGGCAAAGAATGGTCCCAGGAGATGAAGGCCGACTACGGCCGCATACTCGGGTCCAAGGGGTATGATAAGGATCATGTCGATATCATGGTGAAACCCGGCTATCAGGGCGGGGCGGATAATGTCTACGTGGTCAACCAGCACAAGGCAGATGGTTCTTTCGATGAGCACAAGGTCGTGGCTGGCGTGAATAGCGAGCAGGAAGCCCTTGCCCTCTACAATTCCAGTTATGAGGCAGGGTGGACAGGTGGCAAATCTGTTACTCGAATCGCCATGCCGGTATTCAAGAAATGGGTGAGCGGAAAAGGGCCAAGCCAAGGTGTATTCGTCCGAGAAAGAACTGTCTTTTCTGAGACGAAATCGAAAAAGGACACATTCCGAAAACCCACTTTCGGAATGCCAAAAGTCGAATTTGCGAATGCCGAAACGAAAGCCACTGTTTCTGAAAAGAGTCCATATCAAATGACTCCCAAAGAGTACACCGCAGGGATCACAGATACCGACGAAAAGGCCATCCGCCTGGCTGCACATCCGCGCTCTGTGAAAGAAGCGTTGCGGTTTGATCTTCCCGTTCCTCTTCCTGTTCTGCAGGCGTACAGCAATAACCAGTGGGCGAAAAACGGTATCGCGAAACTTTACCCGGAGAAAATGGAGCAGAAACAGGCCGGTGATGAAACGGCTAGCGCCATTGAAATTATAGAAAATAATATTCCTAACTCAACAACACCAAAAAAAGACAATATCGTTGAGCACGTCACCAAGAAAGGCAAGACCATTCGCGGAATAGTCCGCACCGACATTACCTGGAAAGAAGCAAAGGCCATCGACAAATTCACCTTCAAGAAGGATGGCGGGTGGTTCATTCGTGAGCAGCACCTCACCGGCGACCCAGGGGGAAAAACAGGCCAGACCTCAGAGAATTCGAAAACAGAAAACAAAACCAGTTCCGGAACCGAAAATCAAAACGTCAAAGGGTTGGAAAATTCCGGGATATCCATTCCCCGCGGCAAAACCGGCGAAATGCTGGCTGAAGGCGACGTGCGCCTCACCGCGACCGGCCGGCAGACCTCTCCTTTTCCGAAAGTGGCAACCGACTCGAACAGAAAGGCCGAGAACACCTTGAAGCGGGTGGACCGGTGGTTGATGGAAAACGCCCTGGCCGAGGCCGAGTCCCGGGGCGACAATTACAACGCCCGCATGTTCCGGCACAACCTTGAGAAGCCCAGCCAGTCCGACAAGGATTCGGCCGAGATGTACCTGTTTGATGAGGTGCAGCCGAAAGTGGTTCCGTCCATTCTGAAAGACCTCGTAACTCCCGAGCAGAAAGCGCAGATCGAGGCGAATAGCACCACAACTGAAGATCGTTTCTACCCCAACGACCAGGTGGTAATAACCAACGGCGAAAACAAGGGCGAACGTGGAAGCGTCAGCCGGTTCGTCCAGATCGGCAGACAAAAACCTCTTGTTTCCATATCCCTGGAAAACGGGGAATCTTTCGAGACCACTTCCGATAATGTTCGTCTTGTCGAGGAAAGGCCAGAGGCAGATCCGAAGTCGACCCTGGAACAACTCCAGGAAATGTCGGATGATGATATCGACAATCTCTTTGACGAGGTAGACCAGGAACGGGCAGCCGAGAAACCGCCAAAGACTGCCGAACCGCCGAAGCCTCCCCGTGAACCGAAAGCGCCGATCGCCCCCCGGCCGCCGAAGAGCAACCCGCCGAGTCCGCCAGCGCCGAAGAAGACCGCCGGGCAGATCGTCAAGGAAGGCGGCATTGCCGCGCAGTCGGCGGTCAAGGACGCCATGGCCGGTCTCACTGCTCTTTTCGGCGATCCGAATACCATCAGGATGGGGCCGGCATTCGATGAGGAGACATATCAAAAGGCCAAGCCTCATTTCGTCAACGCCTGGAATGGAGTAAAGGATCTTGGGTATTCCGTCAAGGAACTCATCAATTACTTCTACGGACAATTCGGTGACAAGATCCGGCCCTACCTGCAGCGATTCGTCAAGGACGTGCGGAATGGAAACCTCGAAGTCGAGTTGACAGAAAAGCCTAACAAGAGTACGCTTGAAGAAAGGGGAGGTGAACCATATGCCGATAACGAAAATCAGTCAGGTGAAGGGAAGTCAGTACGGGCAGACGACGAAGCAGCTGCAGGTCCAGGCGATAATGCACTGGAAGGAATGGCGTCCGAAGGAAGCGGCGGCACTGGAAGCGGCCGGGCTCCTGCAGGCGGAAGCGCTCAAGGCGGCCGAAAGAACGCAGGAGGGAATAAGAAGCCTGATGCAGGCGGGGTATCAGCACCACGAGGCGGAAGAGGTGATGTTGCCGAGGTACATTCTTCTGAAACCGGAGAAGGAAGTGGTAGAGGAGATGGAAAGAGAGTAAGCGGCCCAGCCACCACTCCCGCAGTAAATTTCCGCATTACCGAAGACGTTCGTCTCGGTCAAGGCGGTGAGACCGTGAAGTTCAACGACAATCTCGCCGCTATCAAAATCCTCAAGAAACTCGAATCAGAAAAGCGCCGGGCTACTCCGGATGAGCAACGCGCCCTCGCCCGGTATGTCGGCTGGGGCGGGCTGGCCAATTCCTTCCGCAATGGCGTAACCGGCGAGGTAAAGAGCGGCTGGGAGGATCGTGTTGCCGAACTCGAGAAGATCCTGACACCAGAAGAACTGGCCGTTGCCAGGAACAGCACCAAGGCCGCGCACTACACCAGTTTCCCGGTCGTGAATGCGATGTGGAAGGCGGTCGAGCGCATGGGGTTCAAGGGCGGCAACGTCTTGGAGCCTTCTGTTGGTGTCGGCAACTTCCTTGGTCTGATGCCGGAATCCCTGGCCGGCAATACCAACATGATGGCGGTCGAGTACGACAATATCACGGCCGGCATTGCCAAGCACCTCTACCCGAACGCCGCAGTATTCCATTCCGGTTTCCAGGATCTTCCATTGCCTGAAAACAGCTTTGACCTGGTAATCGGCAATCCGCCTTTCGGGCAAGACCGGCTCAACTTCCCGCACAATCCGGACCTCAATCCCTACACGATTCATCACCAGTTCTTCCTAGCCGGGATGGACGCTCTGAAGCCCGGCGGCCTGCAGGTGATGGTGGTTTCGCGCTACCTGATGGACGGAAAGGATACCACCGTTCGTAAACTGTTGGCTGGAAAAGGAAAACTCCTGGCCGCCATCCGGCTGCCGGATACGGCTTTCAAGGAGAATGCCAAGACCGATGTCGTGACGGATGTTCTCTTCCTGCAGAAATACACCGAGCGCGAACTCTCGGCGATGGAGACCGCCCGGGAGACCGCCGCAAAACAGAAGATCACCCTGCCAGATCCTGAGTGGGTGGAAACCACAACCATTCCAGATCCGCTCGGCGGCGAGCCGATGAGGGTCAACGCCTATTTCAAATCGAACCCGGCAGCGGTTATCGGCCGACTGGAACGATCCGGCTCCATGCGGGGATCCGGGACCAACGTCAATGTGAAACTCGACAAGTCCGAGGACATTGCAGCGCGCCTAGACAAGATCATCAAGACCATGCCGGCGGATATCGCCGTTGAAGTGGCACCAGCCGACAAGCAGGCGCAGTATTTCAAGAACATGGTCGACGCCATGAAGATTTCCCTCTCCGGTCAGGAATTGGGTTCCATCTCATTCAATGAGTTTGGCGAACTGGAGCAGGTTATCGACCGCGAGACCGACGGCGGAGACACCATTCTATCCAAGCGGGTTATCACACCATCTTCCCCCTGGTCATCGGCTCTCAGCATGGACAAGGACGGCAAGTGGTTCCGCGATGTCGACAAGGTTGATGAAAAGGGGGCGAAGGTCAAGGTGGTTGTCGGTGACAAGGCGACCAAGCGGAACCAGAAAACCCGAGAAGTATTCGAGAAGGAAAGCGACATTCCGGCCAACATGAAACTCGGCGAGCCGGGGTATAATCGCCTGCGCGACTCTATACAGCTTCTCGAAACCCTCACCAAGCAGATCAACCTCGAGACTTCCGATTCATCCGAGAAGGAGATGGAGAGCAACCGGGCGAAACTGCGCCGGCAGTATGACGCCTATGTGAAAGAGCACTCGCATATCAACGACAGGAAGACGGCCAACATCCTGGCAGGCATGCCGAACAGTGCCCTGCTCCTCTCCCTGGAAAGCAAGTACAAACCGCCGATCGATAAGGACAAGGCGAAGAAACTCGGCATAGCGCCTCAACAGGCCATGGTTGAGCAGGCCACCATCTTGAGCAAGCGGGTCATCTCCCCGGTAGAGAAGGCCACCACGGCGGCGACGCCCGCCGACGCCCTGGCCATCAACCTGTCGGAGACCGGACGAATCAGCCTTGAGAGAGTGGCCGAACTGTTGGGCAAGAGCGAGGATGAGACCGTCAAGGCCCTGCATGACGACCTCGATACCCCGCTCATCTTCTTCGATCCGGAAACTGACAGGTGGGAACCGGCCGACGAATATCTCGGCGGTAATGTTGTGAGGAAGATGGCGGCGGCCAAGGCCAAAGGCCTGGAGAAGAACGCCAAGGCCCTGGAGAAGGTGCTGCCGGAGCCGTGGACCGCCGACAAGGTGACGGCGACCATCGGCGGCGTGTGGATTCCGGCGGATGTCTATGCCGATTTCCTTTCTCACCTGACCAAGAGCCCGGCAGAGGTGAAGTATTTCCGCACCACAAACACCTTCCATGTTCAGGGCAGGACGGCCGGTCCGAGTAATTGGGGCACTCAGCAACGGAGTCCAGTTGCGCTCGTGGACGCCATCCTCAACAATCGGCCGATCAAAGTCACCTACACCGACCATGAAGGGAAAACTCATGTCGACCAGGAGGCGACCGATGCGGCAATAGCCAAGGCTGCCGAGATCAAGGATGAATTCGACGCATGGGTATTCAAGGACTCCGACCGCCGGAACAGGTTGGTAAAAATCTTCAACGACAAATTCAATGTCCGGGTCACCAAGCAGCGCGACGGGCAACACCTGCAGTTCCCGGGGAAGGTGCCAGATGCCATCATTGCCATGCGCCGGCACCAGAAGAACGCCATATGGCGCGGGATCGTCGATAATGTTGTTCTCTTCGACCATGCTGTCGGTAGCGGCAAGACCTTTACCAGCATAGCCAGGGCGCTCGAGCGAAAGCGCATGGGGCTTTCCCGTAAGCCAATGATCGTTGTCCCGAACCATCTTGTCGAGCAGTTTGCCAAGGACGTTTATAAGCTCTACCCGGGGGCCAAGCTGCTGGCCGCCGGCAAGTCAGATCTGGTCCCGGCAAAGCGCCGCCGGATATTCGCCAAGATCGCAACCGGCGATTGGGATATGGTTATCGTCCCGCATTCCTCTTTCCAGTTTATCGGCATTTCTCCGGCTACCGAGACCAGATACCTGGAAGCAGAGCTGGCCATTGCTGAGGAAGCCGTGAAGGAAGCACTGGCAGAAACCGGGCATGATGGCGGAAGTTTCCGAAAACCGTTGGCCGTGAAAGAGGCGGAAGCCCTGCGCGACAAGATCAAGAACCGGCTGGCCCAGGTAAAGGAGAAGAGCGGGAAGAAAGACCGACTCCTCACTTTTGAGCAGTTGGGAGTTGATGACCTGACCGTCGACGAAGAACACGATATCGGGAAAAATTTGTTCTACACTTCAAGCCTCAACGTGCGCGGCATGGGGCCGAAAGGCGGGTCTGGAAAAGCCTACGATTTGTGGACAAAAACACGTGTCCTTCACGAGATGAAAAACGGCTCCATCGCCTTCATGACCGGCACCCCGATATCGAACAGCGCGGT